GTCGCGGCAGACCCAGCGGTCTCGGCTTTTGAGGAAATCCTGGTATTGTGCGGCCATGCGTTCCGAATCGATATAGCCGGTGGAAGTCTCCCAGTAGGAGGTATAGTTGTTGGCCAGTTCCTTTTCGACCTCGGAGTTGGTGAAGGTCTCGGCATCTCCCTCCGGTTTGAGAATGGTCCTTCCTTGCATCATCAGCGTGTCGAAGCCTCCCATGCCGTTCACGAACCCGAAGCATTGATCGTCCATACGGGCCTTGCGCAGGAGATAGCGCTGTCCGATCGGGTGGTTGGGCTTGTCGATTAAAGTCGTGACCCCATCCGATATTTGGGCCTTTTGGCTGGTTCCGAAAACATCGTAGGCGATGGGAACGAGGTCCTTTTCCTTGCAGAACTCCTGCCAGCAGGCGCTGAAGCTCGTGTCGATCTGATTGTATGTGTAGGAACCGGGGGTCTCCGAAATCTGTTTGGTGAATGTACGGCCGTCGGCGGTATAAAGCGTGGTGTGAAGTTCCATTGTCTGGTAGGGGTACGTCCTGACAAATGCCAGCCATTGCGGTTGCAGGGGCGTCGTTTCGATGATCTGCGGCTGGTGCGTCAGAAAGTTCCGGGCGAAGAAGTCGATGATTTCAGACGCCGTGTCGAAGGGTTTCGATACTCCTCCCGGCATTAAGTAGCTGCCCAATCTTATGCTTTCGCCTGCTTTGTTAGCTCTCCACGCCACCTGCGGGAGGTTTTTGGAGGTCGTGCACGGACCGGCCAGCGGAGGGACAAGCCGAACCAGCTGGCGGACGTGGATGGTGACCTCCCCGTTCGCATCCGGGTGTAGTTCGACATTATCGACTATCACGTTGTCGTCTATGAAATACGATATGCGCATCGGACTCTCGACTTCGGAGAAAACGAGATTGCTGGCATTCTCCGTAAAGGAGATCGCATAGTGACCGCGAATTGTGAATCCCATGTTTTTTTTCGTCAAATGTATGGTTTCAGAAATCGGGATGAAAGGACAATTACACCTCTACGAACTCGGCATTGGCGAATGCTACCGTCGCCTTGTCGGAGAGCGTGATTTCCATGGTCTTGATGAGAAAGAGCCGGTTGTAAAGCATGATCTTGCGCCAGAGTTTGAGCTGCGCGATGTCGGCGGGAGAAAGTACCACATCGGCCTTTACGGAGTCTTTCTTCTTCACCTGCCATTGCGCAAATGTCTCGTGGAATTTGGCATAGAGCCCGTTGGTGCCCCCGATGGCGATGGAATAACGTGTGTTCGACATCTCGGTGCCTCCGTCGATGTAGGGCTCGGGGCGTGTGAAATAGTTTCCCTGATCGAAGAAGTTGTTTTCGATCAGTAACCCGATGTATACGTCCGAAGGGCGGTTTCCGCCGACGGTGGGGATATCGACGACGGGTGCCATGGCGCGGAGCGTCACTTGTGCGTCCGTGGATTCGACATTGATGAGCGTTGCGACATTTGCCGGGATGCAAGGGGTGCAGATGAATCCGATGCTGTTTTCGTAGCTTGGGCCGTCGCCGCTTTCTTCGGACAACTCGACCTTGTTGACGTTGGCCTGGAATACGATGTCGATGAGCGGTATTGTAGTTTCTGTCTTATTGAAAACGATCTCCCCCATAAGTATCGTTCCTATCCAGTCCCAGACCCGTTTCCAGTACAAGTAGGCTTTCACGGCTTTTCCCGAATAGACGTTCCCGGAGAATGTCACACGAACATTGACGTAGTTGTCCGAAGTCCGGAATTTGGAGATCAGTTCCTCGTAGTTGGATGCGGAATAGATGCTCTGTGCGAGTTCTTCGTCGAACTCCTCCTCTTTGGCGGGATCGAAGCTCTGCTCGCCGTTGGCGTATTCCAGAGAGTAGCTTCCGGCCTCTCCGGCGACGATGGCATAGATGTCCGATACCTTCTGCGTCCAGTCGATAAATGTCTTGTCTTGGAGTATCGAGCTGTTGGTGCGTACATCGTAGTATCCTTTCTCGGGGAATATTGTCGCGCAGAACATTTTGAGGATGTTGGCGATGAACTCCGCCTTTGTCATCTCGGGCAGGGCCTCCGCGGCGTTGAATCCGGTTCCGATACACAGATTATCATCCGTGCCGGAGCCTGTATAGGGGATGCCGTATCGGTCATTTTGCCACGCTTCGGGCTTGTAGGTTCCGAGTATGGCCATACGATCGAGATAGTCCTGGACCTGGGATGGGAAGATCAGCCTGGGGTGGATCTTCTCCAGCAGATAGGCTGCCTTGATTGCCGGGATGATATAGGGCGTATCGGTGTAGAGGTAGTTGGCGTATTTGTCGATCGAAGAGCATTCCGCCTCTCCTGCGGCCGTGGGGTATTCGATCTTTGCGCTGTTGGCCTTGCGGACGATCATCGGGAGTCCGATATCGGGATAATCTCCTTTGCGGGCGTTCTGCACGAATGTTGACATTGCCATGCCTCCATAGTCCCGGCACGCTATTTCGTGGATATTCCCGGAGAATGCCTCTGTCGCATCGGCACCTACGAATGTGTATTTGAGCGTTTGGTCGGAGAACTCGTCGAACTGGAGTTCCCCGGAGAATAGTTCGAAGCCCTCGAAGATGATGGCGGCGGGAATCTTTTGCACGGCGGGTGGAATCATCATGACATCGACGAACCGGAATTCCACCTTGTTTGTCGGGGAGAGCGGGAACTCGATGCCCGTTGAGACGGCCACAGGCATGCGGTCGTCTGCGAAGAGGGGATTTTCGAGGGTGAAGGTTATCTCCTGCCCGGGTGTGATGTCGAGCGTGCGTCCGGATTCGAGACTTTTGATCAGTAACATGTCTATTTGAGTTTTCCGCGGTTCATCATACGTTCGTATTCGCGCTGCTTCTCGATCAGCCCGGCCTTGCCCATCAGGGACACATCGGCGCGGATGGGTTCGTCGAGGCGTTCGGTCAGCCTGACTACCGCCGTGTAGAGCAGCCTGACGAGTGCCGGATCAGAACCGTCGGATGCGGTGGAAACCGTCGGACTTGCATTGATCGTGTCGATTGCTTGTCCCGGGGAAATGGCTCCGCCTGCGGCATATCCGGTTGTTCGCATCATAGCGGGTAGCGTCTGCGTGAAATCGAAATCCCGGAGGCGTCCTCGCCGGCGCACCGCTTCGAACGTGTTGATGATCGGCGCGGCTGTGGGGTTCTTCATGGCCTCGTTGGGAATGACGTACTCCATGCCATTTTCGCCAACGAGTACCGTGGGCCGGTCGATGTAGCCACGGGCATCGGGGTCGAGGTGGGCATTGAACCTCTTGCCGTCTTGCGCCCGCTCTACGGGGAAGCCGCCTTCCTCGGCGCCGGTGATTGGCGTTGCTGCGATCATGGCGATTTGTGCAGCACCCATCGCTGCCATAATGCCGGCTGGGATAAGTCCCCAGGGTATTCCCCACTCCGAGAGGGTTTTCACAACACCGGCTGCGGTGTTGATCGTTGCCTGGATAATACTCTGCTGTTTCTGACGTTTGGCCTGCTTGATTTGGAGTTCTTCCTGCTTGCGCTCGTACTCGGCCTCCATCTGCTCGACGGCCTGGGTGTGCTGTTCTTCGGTCATCAGCCCGGCATCGAGTCGGGATTGCAGTTGTTTTTTCTTGGTGTCTTGGTTCTTCTTGTACTTTTTGAGTTCGGCGTTCTCCTTGGCCGTCATCATTTTGTCGTAACTGGCATATAGGTCCATTGCCATATTAGCGGCTTCGGCTGCGGCCATGAGTGCCATTGCCATTTCTTCGGCTCCGAATTTCCCGGCGGAGATGTTATCGAAGAACAGCGCCCAGTCATCCTGAGAGAATCCGAAGAGATTCCCGCCCCGGTTTTGTGTGAAGGAATAGCCAACTTCTTCCACCTTGTTGGCCGCTGCGTCAATAGCTCCTTCCACCTCTTTGATGCGGCGAATGAGGTCATTTTTCTCCTGCTCGGAGAGGAGTGACGTGTCGAGATCAATCGTTTGGAGCACGCCTTTCAGGTCCCGAAAGGCCATCATCCCGGAACCGCTCAGCGCTTGGAGCTGCGTGAGCGTCGAGCGCAGGTATTCCTCGTCGAAGGCTTTGAGTTCATTGATTTGTTGCTGTTTGAGCCGGGCTCGTTCCGTTTTGGAGAGTGTGGCGGTTTGAAGTTCTGCCTTGTGGCGTTCCTGCATCACCTGGCGGCTCTGTTTGTATTCGTTTTCTTCCTGCTTGAGAGCGTCCGTTGCCCGTTGGAGTTCGATCTTCGTGAGGTTCCGATTATGAGCAAGTGCAAGTTGTTCCAGCGCCGCGGCGTTCCCGGCGTGTTGTTTCTTTTTACGCTCGTAGTCCGCATTCTCCCGGTCCGTGGCATTCGTCATGTTCTGGATGCGGAGGTCCTCGGCCGCTTCGGCCTGCTGCTGCTCGCGCTTCTTCTGCTCGATCAGTTTGTCGGAAAGTTGGGCTTCGAGTTTCGCACGGGCCTCCCCGGCATCTTTATTCGAGGTGAGGCGGGTTTTGAGAAATGCGATTTCGAGGGCCAGCAGTTTATTTTGGTACTCCTGCTCTGTGGCGATTTCTCCGTCGGCGAACTGTTTACGGAGTTTCAGTTTTTCGGTCTCAAAATTGGCATCCGAGATCTCCGATTCGTTCTTTTTCAGTTCGAGGAGTTTGTCGGTGAGTTGTATTTCGAGTTTCGACCGGGCTGCGCCGGATTCTTTGTTGGCTGTGAGGCGGGCTTTGAGTGCCGCGATTTCGAGGGCCAGCAATTTCCCTTGGTATTCGCGTTCTGTGGCGATTTCTCCGTCGGCGAATTTCTGGCGAAGTTTCTTTTTTTCGGCCAGGAAGGCGGCATCGTTATCGAGGCTCCACTTGTTCTTGCTGTCCCCACCGTCGAAGCCGCCGGCGGAATCATCCGGATTCAGAGGATCGTTGTCGGTTGTGTTCGGCTTTGTGGTCGTCGGGGTGGTTGATGTGATCCCGAAGCGGTTGCGAGCCTCTTTGTCGGCGGCATTTTGCGCGTCGCGGAGCTCTTGTAACTTTCGAACCAATCGCTGCGCCTTTGCTGAACCGGTTGTAAGCCAGGCGTCGAGAGGCTGCCCGCCGAAGAAGGCATTCATAATCTGGCTGTAATATTTCGATGCCTTCTCGGTGTAGTATTGGTCGTTGAGTTTTTCCCAGAGTTTGTCTGATATATCGCTAAATTGTTCATCGAAGGCGGTTTGCTGGGCTTCGACGAATTTGTTGTACTGCCGCGTCTTGGCGCTCTGCATGATAGCGGCCGTCAGCGAGTCGTATTTATCCCGAAGGGTTTGTACGGTTAAAGTTTCATTCTTCAGCGTGTTATCGTATTTGCCGAATTTGTCTATGATCTCCTGCTTCGTGTCGTTGTACTCTTTCGTTCCTACTTTGCAGCCTTCCAGTTTCCCTTTCAGCCGGTCGAGTTCAGTGCGCTCTGTTGCGGCTTCCGTCGCGGCAGAGCGCATGTGGCCAGACAATAATTTCTGAAATTTTGCCGCTGCGCTGGTCCGGCTGGAGAATAGCGCGATGGCGCTTGCCAATCCGGACATGGCGAGCGTGGCCCAGCCAATGGGTCCCATAGATACAAATAACCCTTTGAAGGCGAGACCTGCGGCCCGCAGGTTCCCGGCGAGGAGAAGTTGCGCCGCGGCCATCAGTTTCGTCGAGGCTGTTCCTTCCTTCATTACCAGGGCCTCGCGCATGAGCGCAATTTGGTGCGCTTTGCTCCATGTCACCAGTAATTTTTTTCGGGCGAGGAGTATGCTGTCCCACTTTTCCTTAATCTTCGCGGCTGCCGCGTAAGAGACGTATGCCGCGATCAGTACAAGGATTGCCCCTTTGTTCTTTATCAGCCACTCAATGAGGATGCGGGAGGCTTTGATAAGCGATGCTTGTGCCGAGAGGCCTTCGTAGTAGGCCGGGAGCAGGGATTTTCCGAGGGCGGCCGCCTCGGCCGTGATTTGCTTTTTTCGTTTTTCGGCGATTGCTTCAGCCGAGTTGTTCATGATGTTGAACTCCTGAAGGCACGAGGTTCCCTCCTCGAAGGCTCGGTTGGCAATTTCCTGCTGCTGGCGCAGTTTGTCGGTGTTCTGGGCCAAGGCTGTAAGAACTCCCGTCGCTCGGGTACTGTCCAGTTTGAGCGAGTCGAGAGCTGCGACGATTTCCGCCATGGCGGCGCCATCGGAGCCCATTCCCTCAGCCATTCGGATCAGCGCCTCGTTCATATCCTCGACCATCAACTTCTTGAAGTCTTTGACGTTCATCTTTGCGGCGGCGGCGAAGGCGTCCGTGCGGCGGAACATGCCGGTGATGACTTGCGACATGGATGTTCCTGCCACCTCCATCGTCTGCCCGAGGTCGTCGAGAGTGGCGCCCAGACCGGCGATGTTGGCCAGGGACATTTTCGCCGAATAGCCGACACCACCCACGCGGCGCATGAACTCGACGATGTTGGCTTCGTTGGCTGTCGATGATTTGCCGAGTTCGTTCACCGCCGCTGCTGTTTTCATCATGCCCTGCTCGATGCCGAACTCTTTATTGAGTTGGAATACATTTACGAGTTTCCCGATTTGGCCGATAGTTGTTTCGACGTTATCCCCGAGGTCTTTGCCGAGCGAAATTTTTATGATGTCGGCCGCGCGGGTAAAGCCTTCAATGTCCTGCTTGGCGATGCCCAGTTTGCCGCCGATGCGGGCCAGGGAGAGGAGCTCCTCCTGGGCGGTGCGGGTGTCTATTTTGCCCAGGCTCTCATTCAGTTCTTCAACCTCCTCGCGGGTCATGCCGGTAGTCTTGCGGGCGTTCGACATTGCTTCGTCCAGTCCCGAATAGGTCTGTATCGTTTTGTGAAGGCCCGAACCGACCATTGCGAATGAGGCGAAGGTAGC